GATTGCGTTGGTGTCAATCTTTTGCCAAATGATTTAAAACTAGATGATTATAGTGGGAGTAGATCGCATAGAAATGGTTTGTGTTTTGCATTAGGGAAAGACGAATGGATAGATAAAAAACTACATAAATCTTGTATTGAGTATCTTAATTACGAAGCTATTAATTTGCAGCAAGAATTAAAAAATAAACATGGTAGTCATATGGATTTATACGAAATGGAGACATTGCTTTGTAGTTTTAAAAAAATATTTAGGAAAAGCAGGGGCAGATATCTAGGTTATTATCTAGACAGGCAAGCACAAGAGATAAAAAAAGTTGAGCAAGATGGTTGGGATGGGGTGGATTGGCAAGTTTTTTGGGATGCTAGAGAAGAAACGCTAGAAAAAAAATTACATAAGAGCAAAGAGATCAGAGACAACTTGTACCCATTGTTTTTAGAAACTGGCACATTTGAGTATAAAACAATATGAAATGTGTTGCTGTAGGCGGTGTTCCTGCGACTGGTAAAACAACTCTTATGAGAAAGATCATTAGATTGTTGAAACCAAAACATGAATTAGCTTTTGGATTGGTCAGAGGTATGCTGATAAATGATATAGCGATATTAGGTGTGTATAAAGACAATGAGATTTTTGCAGGCACTGATAAACTTTCAATGGCTGTACAAAATCATTTTGATAAATATGTAGCTAAAAAACATAAACATCTTATGTTTGAAGGTGATAGATTATTTACAAAAAACAATCTACTGAATTTAATTCATACACACGATACAAGAATAATTATATTACAAGCAGACGATAAAACTTTGCATCAAAGACACATTGACAGAAATGACAATCAAAATGAAAAGTTTCTTAAATCAAGAAAAACTAAAATAGAAAATATTATTAAAGAACCACAATTAACAAAACATATTGAGCATTACACTCTTATGACTGATCAAGAATCTGACATTCTTGCTTCTGATTTAGTAAAATTTATTAGTTTAAATTAGATGCATACCAATCATCTTCATCGTATGGAGCAACATACTTAATAAAACATCTTTTTTCAGTACTATATTGAAATTTTGCTTCGCCTATTTTTCCATATAAATCTTGTTCTCTGATTTTTCTAGTTATTACATTAGTTGAGTTTTGCTCAAAATCCCTATGTACAGTAAGCACTGCGTCAGCTTGATTGTGCCAATGTGCAGCACCACTAATATCATATGCTGTAGGCGGAAGGTAAGAGCCGTCGTTTGTTTTTGGTAGCTTTGTGGGGTGCGCAATAACCCAACATACTATTTCATATATTCTTGTAAATCTTTTACATAAAGATATAAAGTCTCTGATGTGTTCATCCTCTCTTTGATTGCCGCTTCTTATCGCTGATACCTCGTTAAAAGGATCAATCACAATACCATTAATGCCGTGTTTATATATTGCGGATTTAGCGATTGATAAAATAAGTTCTATTGAAGGAATAGCATCTTTTGTTTCTATAAAATAAAAGTGTTTGTGTATGAATTCTAAACCTTCATTAAGTTCAGCTTTGGTCATTCTGTTTTTAAAACCTTCATCAAATGGTTTTTGCAAATACATCTGCACCATCCTTCTGATATGCATTGAGGTTGAGTGTTCAGGTGAAAACATAGCGAATGACCAACCATGAGCTTTTGCTAAATTTATTAATATTTGATCAGTAAAAACAGACTTACCGTGATTAGGTATTCCTGTAATAACATGAAAAGTACCAGTCATTATTTTATATATTTCATCTAAACCATCCATGCCAATTTCTGTAGGCTTTTCGTAATTACCTTCGTACAAATCATTTATTTGTGAGGAATAGTCATCAGCAGTATATAAACCTTCAATTGGATATGGAGTAGCCTTTTCTATTATTTCACGGAGTTTCATAGCACCGTGTTTGATCAAAACATCATTTGCATCTTTACAATTATCAGGAACGGTTACATACCAACAAATATCCTTACCGAATCTATGAAGAAGCTCTTTATGCAAAGCCTTACCGCTTGAATCTTGGTCAGTAAATAAAATGATTTTGTTAGCTACTAATTTACAATTTTCTAACGCCTTGAATCTTGCATCATCTTTATCATACTTTGCTTCTTTCGGCGCACCATTTGGTAAAGTTGTACCGCAGTCAAACCCAACTTCAGCTAGTGCAAGCACATCAAATTCTCCTTCAGTAAATATCACTGTTTTTTCATTACATATTTTGTCGTAGTTATAAAGGATTGATTTAGCATTTGCAGATTGCCTAAATTTTTTGTCTCTTGTGCGATATTTGATATTGGTTAGTTGTCCATTTTCATCAAAGTATTGAAAAGCACACCACTCGTTTTCTTGCACAACATTATATTTATCGCAAGTTGACTTACTTATACCTCTTTCTTTCATATAGTCATAGAAGGTATTTGATGCTGCTTTATTAGTTTTTGGCGGTTCAGGTTGAGTATATGTAATTTTTTTATAAGGTTTATAAATTGAACCTGTGCTTTTGCCACCAGTCCACTCACAATGATGGCATTTCCACATCACACTATCATTAGTTATTGTAACTGATAGGGGGTTGTCTCTAGGATTATGGGGCGGTTGACACTGCGGACACTTGACCTTTTGATTACCTTCTTGTTGATGTTTAAGGTTGATGTTGTTTTCAATTAATGTTTTATCTATGTTCATATTATTATCCTGCTAAGTTATTGAGGTTATTATCCTTCAATTTTTTATTTAAGTAATCTTGATACCTTTGTTGATTTAACCAAGTTGTAGCATGTGGTATAAATCTTTCCTCAGTACTAATATTTTCCTGTGCAAAAACCTTTGTTGCATATATTATTTTTGAGTAATGTTTATCATCAAACTTACCAAAACTCACACTAGCTTGATATTTTCCAATCTTTCTTGGATATTCTTTCCAAAACTCATTGAATGAGTCACTGTATGTATCTTCTTTTGTATTCTCTTTAGTATTAGGGGGTTTAGCCACCCCTTCCTTAGGGGTTTGTACACCCTTACCCCCATGGGTCTCTACACCCCCACCCATAGTCATTATGTATAGGTTAGAGGTAAACCCACCATCATCTTTTTTTCTATTTTGTATGCGCAAATGACCTCTTTGCTCTAGTTCACTGATAATCCTTTTAATATTTTTTGTATCACTAAGACCAATAGTTTTAGCTATGTGGCTGTAAGATGGGTAGCAAGTTCCTTTTTCGTCTGCATAATTGGCTAATATAATCAAAACTAATTTTTTAGTAGGAGTAAGACCATTAATTTTGATCGCTTGGTTTAGACATTCTATTGACATATATTTCCTCAATGGGGGCATTGCGCCCCCTGTTAATTAATTTAATGGTATGAACTTCATAAAGGGTTCTTCTCTATGACCCTCAGGCAACCATTCTAACTTTTCTGCAACTTGTTCTATGGTTAACATACAGTCGGTACTACCACCTTCTTCTGTTTCATTAACAAGTATTGATCTACCGCAGTAGTTTTGTGTGCCTAGCGTAAAGTACATGTTGTCTTTAAGCAGACCTTCATCATCTACATACATAATGACACCACCACCAAGAGAAACTATAGCGAAGCAACTACATTGCATTACTTTGTAATAATCATCTAAATTAGATTCACCAATATCTATGTAAGATAGGCTTTGGTCGTAAGGGTCAATTAGTATTGCTTTTATTTTATTGCTCATAATATGACCTATACATATTCATCTAAATAATTGGAATCGCTACTCCCGTCATAGTACTGTCTAAGAAAAATACCACTGCATAAAGCTTCCCATTTATCAGAATTATTTTTTGCATAGGATTCAGGTGCTGACAATGGCATCACAGTATCATATATTTCCATGAATTCATTTAGTAGCTTTTCACCACTACCCTTAATCCCAAAATAATTTTTGACAAAACTAACTTTCCAACTTCGTGTAGGTTTCATACCGTGTCGGACATACATAGTAATATCTCGTCTTGATACAGATAAATTATATATAGGCTTATCCGCACCCTTTGAGAAGTTTCTTTGAGTAGAGGGGTCTCTATCATATGCTACACCTTCGTGTAGTTGCTGCCAAAAAGGCACATCACTTTTAGCCATTTTTTGAAGTTTGGCTGCTAACTTTTCTTTATTTTCTTTTTTCATTTTACCTGCTCATTGAGCGTTTAGTTAATTGACTTGATTATTCCCCACTTAATTAAAAATAGAAACCCCTTAACGGAATATTTTATATATTTGTTTTGCAATCTCTATGAAGATAAGACAAAATGGAATACAATTCGTGAGAATATATAAGAATATATGAATAAAAAAACCAAGAATGTAAAACTTACAGATAATCTTAAACTGAAGATCAGGACAGAGTTTGTGCAGGGTTATGAGGATGAGGAAGGCAAAAGAGTGCTTTACACTCTTGATGAATTAATCAAAAAACATAAAGTTGCAAAATCTACGATGTATCGTGTCTCACAAAAAGAAAATTGGAAGCTGCAAAGAGAACAATTTAATCAAGAATATTTAGCAAAACTAGATGAAGAACGGACAAAAAATTTGACAGCAGAAGGTAAAAAAATGGATAGTCAAAGCATCAATCTTGCCAAAGCATTATATTCTACTGTCGGTGCTATCATCAGAAACAATAGCAACGCAATTACTGAGGGCAAAAAGGGATTGCCACCATCGCAAGTAAACTCATTAGCAAACGCTGCGTTGGCAGCACAAAGATTAGCAAAACTGGCACTTGGAGAATCAACTGAGAATATAGATGCAAACATTAAAGAAAACGACAGCTTCAGACGAGCTATGGAATTGCTTGACACAGTTGAATCAAGCAGAAGCCAAAGCGATAGAACTACGCACTGATTGGCTAGAAACAGCAAGAGAAAAACAACTACAACCTCAAACAGATCATTACATATGGTTGATACTTGCAGGTAGGGGTTGGGGCAAGACAAGGACTGGCGCTCAAGACATTGCTTTATACGCATTAAGAAACCCAAACAGTATATGTGCTGTTGTAGCTCCAACTGCTGGAGATTTAAGGCGTGTATGTTTTGGCGGTCCAAGTGGTTTGATATCTATACTACCTAAAGAATGTTTTTCAGATTCAAAAGAAAGAAAAGGTTATTCATCAAGTCTTAGTGAAGTGCGTTTATTCAATGGCTCAAAAATTGTCGGTTATGCAGCATCAGAACCTGAAAGGCTTCGTGGTCCACAATTTCATAGAGCTTGGTGCGATGAAGTTGCAGCTTGGCGCTATCCTGAAGCATTTGATCAATTAATGTTTGGCTTGCGTTTAGGTGATAATCCACAATGTCTCATTACTACAACACCAAAACCGACAAAGATCATTAAAGATTTAGCAGCAAGAGAAGATGTGATAATAACTTCAGGAAGCACTTTTGAGAATGAAGCCAATTTAGCAGACTCTGCTCTTGCAATGCTTAAAGATAAATACGAGGGCACAACACTCGGCAGACAAGAACTATATGCAGAAATTATTGAGAACCTAGAGGGCGCATTGTGGACAAGTGCGCTTATTGATGAAGTAAGATTGCCTGATGATACCGAAAAAGAACTCAAAAATATTATTGTAGCTATAGACCCTGCAGTAACTAATAATGAAGATTCAGACGAAACTGGTATAGTGGTAGTAGGCAAAGACCATAATAATGAGTATTATGTACTAGAAGATGCTACAGGGAAGTACAGCCCTGATCAATGGGCTAGAAAAGCAATCAATTGTTATTACGATTGGGGTGCTGACAGAATAGTAGCAGAAGTAAACAATGGTGGCGATTTGGTGGAAAGACTATTAAGAGGAATGGATTTGAATATTCCTTATAGGTCGGTAAGAGCTACAAGAGGTAAACTCATAAGAGCAGAACCTATTGCAGCTTTATATGAGCAAAGGCGAGTTCATCACATTGGTTATTTTCCTGAACTAGAATCACAAATGTGCAGCTATTTAGGAGAAACTAAACCAAGCCCTGATAGATTAGATGCTTTAGTTTGGGGATTATCTGAATTAAGCAAATCAAAAGGCGAAGTAAATTGGAGAATAAGCTAATGGCAGAACAAACATTTTTACAAAGACTGTTTAACAGACAACCTGTTGAACAAAAAAATTCAAACATGATGGGTTACTTTGGTGTTGGCACTGAAGAAGCAAAGTCGTATAAATATCAAGACCTAGCAAAAGAAGGCTACCTTAAAAACGCTATTGTTTATAGATGCGTTAATGAG